AGTAGAACTATTAAGTTACTACAAAAGTAATCCAGAACAATATCGTAAACGATGTTTAGAGATACAGCATCATGCACAATCATATGATTGGAAATATGTGATTGACAAGTGGGTTGAAATATTAAGTTAAATAAAAAGCCCCTTTCGGGGCCTTTTTACGTTTTTAGTTTCATTAGCATATAGTCAGTATACTTTGACATACACATTGCTGGAATCTCCAAGAAAGGATCCTCTAGATGGAAGGGACAAGCTGTTTTCCATTTCATGTGTTCTTTGAAATATTTTAATTCACGAAGGTCTTTGACATTAGATGGGTCAAAGTTTCTGCGAGGATTAAACTTATTAGCGAATGTAGTTAGTACTGACATATATTAATCCTTAATCACGAGTCATTTTAGAGGCTTCAGTAATTACAGCATAGACTTCATCCAATGTTTGACACATAACCTTTGCTGTTTTCCAATCGTCATCAGAGTCACGACCGGACACTTCAACCATAAAGCCATTGTCATACATATTGACAGTTAGGCTGTCGCCGCATTTTGCGAGTTTATCAGAGAGTTTCATATTATTCCTTTGTTGGGAGTAGGGGCATATAGCCCCTCTTTTTTATTTAGCAGCTACACCAGCTTCGGCAAGCACTTGCTCTACCGAAACTTCTTTTGTAGACTTCTTAGCACGAGCCTTGATAGCATCAATACTAGGCTTAGTCTTAGAGACTTTAACCTTTACAGTGCCCTTACTTGCTTCCTTTGTTTTATCAGCAAGAGTATCAGCAATAGTTGCCTGATCAGCGGGTGATTGAAAATCGGCATGTGTAGCCAAATAGTTGAGAGCCTCAATTTTTGTCATCTCACTGGGCAGGTCAACAAAGTCAACACGAGTGTGTCCACCTTTAGTGAATTGCTTGATACGGCGAACCATATCATCAGTAAAACGAACCTTAGTATTACCATTGTTAGTAGTCATACCAGCGACTTTGAAAGTTTGTTTAGCCATTTTGTTTCCTTTAAGATAAAGCTAAGTTTTTAAAAATGTACTGATATCACTCAGCACTGTTATAATGATAACACATATTGGCACTATTGTCAACCATTATTGTTACCAAAATCATTTTGTTTTACCCGAAAGAGTAAAACCATCAAGGACACTTCCTGCGATAGCAAGGTCCTCAACCTCATCATGTAATTCGGCAATAGCCAAATTCAATTGTGTTCCAACATTACGCACGACACGGCGAACATATTCCGATTCCTCAGGACCAAGCATAGCAAAATATTTTTTCAATTGATCCTCGCTCAATGATGACAAGAATTCAAAAAATAGGAATTGTTCAGGATCAATGTTCATTCTTCAACTCCGAAATGTGATTCTAATCTGCTGACAATATCTGTGGACACAACATCAGCATCCCATTCATTCTTAAAAATTATGGATGGATGGTTCTGACATATTTTCAAACATTCTCGCACAATCAACTGGGCAAACCCTTGAATCCATTCTTGTGTGTAGTAAGTAGGACTATACTGACGGGTAGCCTGTGTAGCAAGTTCTTTGATTCGTTTGTTCATGCTTTTACTCCTGCAATATCTTCCAATTCTGAAATTGCTTCTTCAATAGTATCAAATCCACATGCATCATATGAACCATCATAGATACGCACATAGTACTGACCGTTGCCAGGAGAAGCCTCTGTATCAAGACCAGCCTCTCCTACGCTAGGGATAACTTTCATTGTGATGTCCATATTAAGCCTCAACAATGTAGTCCTTGTCCCACTTGCCGATGTTAACGTCAACATACCAGCCCACGTTGAAATAGTCGGTTTGAATGTCACTCTTATCCCAGTTGCCATCATTCATAGCAACAAAAATTTCCTTCATAAATTCCAGTGCTACACCGTCATAATGATTTTGAAAATGATAGGGGTTAACATCATCATAGCCACGTGTATTAGGAGTGAAACCGCGAGCCACTTGATAGTAGTCATTACCACAAACTTTATTAGAATTTGCGATAAAGTCAATAGCGCCCGACTTCAGGGTCAAGCACAGGGTCATGTGATTACGTACAGACAGTGAACCCTTAACCTTGTACTTAGCGAGAATAGCCTTGATTTTAGGGGCGATTTTTGCTTTCTTTTCCTGAGACATATAAGCCATTTGTAAACTCCTGTAATTAACTGATTAAGACTCTATTATATACCCAAAACCATTTAATGTCAACCGTTTAACGGCTGATTTCAAACAATGTTTCACCACCATTACCGTTGATCACACGGACTTTTTTGCCGTCGATCTTGATGTAGCCATAATTGCCATCTTGATAGATGCCAAACGGGCAGGACTCAATAGTGACATTGCGGACGATCTCGCAAAAGCCCCAACGCTTTGTTGGAAACTTACCCTGAAACAATCTCATGTTCTCAATGGAAGTAATCAGGATTTTTGCTTTCATAATATAGTCCGTTTGTTGACTGTCTAAGACTCTATTATATACCCGAAACCATTTAATGTCAACCTTTGTAGGCGATGACACGGACATAAGTTTGGTGTGTATAGAGAGAAAAAGTAGTATAAAGTTTGGGAACAGACTTGGTGAAACCTGCTTCTTGGAAGAAATCACGGGCTTGATGAATCACTTCATCGGCATGATCCGGATGAACCGGAAACACAACTGAACGGCGAGTTGGGTCATTCTCAGTGGTCTTATCGGTGTAAGTATTTCCTGGTAGATTAGCACCGGATGATTTGAAAGCAAGTTTCAACAATTTACGGGCTTCTATTGTAGATGCAAACATTTTAAAAATCCTTTAACTAACTGATTAAGACTCTATTATATACCCAAATCCATTTATTGTCAACCGTCGGGATCAGGAATTTACTGTATTATAGGGACTCAAATCTTCCCCATATTGGTCATATTCCAGAATATCATAGACAAAGTGTACCGGGATTCCCAGTCGTACAGAGATTGACACGGGGTTATACCCTTCCTCCAACATATCACGGATGCTTAGATCCAATTCAGACATTTTGCTCATTTTGAATTACTCACGGTAGTTTTAAACAAGAAACCAGATAGTAACGAAATACCCCATGCTTGAACCCAAGACACTTCATTGATACCAGTAACGGCGCCAACCAAGCAACTATTCCACAAAGCATACACGGGCCAACTCAATAGAAAAGAGATGAATACTATAGTAGCAATACCTACTACTGCGGCTACAAGAGCCACAAAAAATTTATCCATGACTTACTCCTTAAGCGGCAGACAACATGTTAGCAGGGACACGCCATGTATTCAATGGACCAGTCTTAACGATAACAAATTTGCGATTGATTTTTTGTACATCACCTGTGATTACCTGACCACTGCGACTGTTAGTGAATTTCACTTTAGTACCTACTGTAAGGGTGTACTTGTTTTTCTGTGCGATTTGAGCACGAGCAAACTTGATTGCATCGGTGATGCTAGTCAGCTGGTCATTAGTAAAGTTGCCTGCTAGAATAGCACGGTTGATTTCAGAAATGTCGGTCATAAAAACTCCTTTAGTTAACTGATTAAGACTCTATTATATACCCAAATCCATTTAATGTCAAATTATTTGTTGGTAATTTCTTTAATATTTTCGGAGATTTTACGGATGTTTTCCAGAGATTCCAGACGGGTTAGCAAAAGACTGTAACCCAAGTAAAATATAAAAGCAATAGCCCCGAGACCAATTGCGGTGCCGACTGTTTCACGAGGGAAAGTAGCAAATACCCAATCAATGGATAACGAGACTCCGGCTGCAAATGCAGTGAGACCAACCAACTGTAATAGTGCTTTAAGTTTAAGAGACATTTTTGTTTTCCTTTTTAAGTTAATATGTGTAGTATACACCCAAGACCATTTAATGTCAACCTTTGGGGGCGTATTTTTGTGTCAATTCTTGGACTTCCTCTACTGTGGCCAGTCCAGAATCAATCAATCTTTTCTGTTCCGTATTGATGCTAGACCGTTCAGCCATGCCCTTCTTCCAAACGGAATAGTCATCACTATAGTCAAAATACCAATCGTGAGATCGTAAAAAGCGATCCAAATCGTTAAGGTGTTCGTTCATATCAAAACTCCTGTTTAGAATGCTTGGGTTTACGCTTGTACAGTACTTTAGACTGTACAACCTTTTGTTTGAACGGAGTGTTGTTTTTAAACAACACTAGGTGAGCCCTGTGTTTGGGCTGTTCAATAGTGAATGAGAGTATTTGCTTTTTCATAACTCATAGTATAGCAGATTCTCCATTTATTGTCAACTGGTCTTTTTGTATATCACTGTAGTGTCAGAACTTTTGGAATTCATTGTTACCGTTTGATTGCTTTGCCTTTTACTACTTATTACACTTAAAACATCAACTTTGTCATATCCAAATTCATTATGATATTTTAAAACATCAACATTCATGTCACGGTTTTTGACTTTACCTACATTCCAACAACTGGTTCCGTTGTCTTTTAAATGCTCAATACCCAACTTAATTACTTCACGCAAAAATCCATCAGCCCAATCTTGGTAAGTATGTGTGTTGGTTATTGATTGGGTTTGTTCATGTGTATAAACTTCTAAATCAAAGTAGGGAGGGCTTGTCAATACTAAATCTACCTTAGGTAAGTTGTATTGTTTCATATTACGTGCATCATCACATATTAATCTAACTTTATTTTGTATACCTAAGAAATTAGCCATACTCACTAGGTTGTTATATGTAGTTGTGTTAGGCTCAAATGCAATATATTGTGCTCCATAACTTACTGCACCTAACATACGTCCTCCCCAACCAGCACATGGATCAAGTACAATTTCAGGTTTATACTTTATACAAGCTAACTTCATCATCTGTGGACGATACATTGTGTTCTTTGTTAAGCCACAACAAAAGTAAATGCCACGTTTCAATTCACTAAGATACGGTGTGCTATGCGATTTGCGATTCCAACGTAATATCTTTTCTAAGTTAGAGGGTATCCAAAGACTTTTAAAACTAGTACCAGTGCTGCTTTCAATATCATAAAAGTTAGGACAATAATGTTCGCTTAGTTTCATACCCATACGTGATGTAGAACTAATATCATTGCTAGTGCTAGACCACTTACAAAGATTAGCCCAGTCTTTATTTAATTCGGCAGGAGTATATTGTGGATAATAACTTGTTTGCGATAACTCTACTGCTAAATTAGGTACAGCAGCATCAAACTCTATATCAGATAGATTTCGTGTTGAGAAACGTTTATTTAAAACATCAACTAGTTTTACCATTGAGGCGTGACTCTAACATAATTTTATGTGGATTAGAAATACATTTCATTGCATCTGCTACATTTTTATTGTAATAATGAATTTGTAATTCATCTGAATTATAATCTAAATAATTAAAATGGCATACAACTCTTTTACCCAATTTAGCATTAGTGATTGGTTTTTTTAATTTTTCAAAAATAACTGACATTGGAAATTCTACAATGTATACCAAATGAGATTGATAAAACAAACTATTAACAATGTCATAGTCTTTTTTCTTTTCTAAAAGTTCCAATGTCATATCATTGAAGTTGCCGCTATTCCCTAACTTGCCAGCATGAAGGAACCTAGGCTTTACTTCTTTCTGTCTCCCAGTCTTTGTATCTACCCCGTCAGCCCCGTGTTTTTCTTGGTAAGGTTGATAATCTAAATAATGCAATGTTACCTGCTCACGTATAGTTGAGGAATTATTATCAGTTGCAAATGTTAAAAACAGATTTTTGAAATCATCATCTTTAGCATCTAATGCTTTGGTATTACCTAAAAAATATTGTGTTGCTATCTCTAAGTTTTTGCTTGATAAATTCATTATATATTTAGATAGTAAATTCTACCCTAGTAACATTTTTTGTAGTAAAGCTACGCCACTCTTTTAAATCATTATCAAAAACTCTAATAGAGGTTGTTGATTCTTTGCGTGGTGTTTTACCTTCAGCTAATGGTTTTGCTTCGGGTAATAGTTCTGGCTTCAATGTACAATTCATTACACGTTCAGTGCCATCTACTTTAGTAAAAGTAACCGTAACGCTTTCATTAATTTTAAGCATTCCAGTTAACCAATTACTAAATTTATCCCAATCACTTTCAGTCCAATCTTTGGTTGGGTGATAAGGTTTGTCTAATACATTAATCGTTTCCATTTTGTTCTTTCCATGTAGTAAAAAAGTTTTTAATTTTTCTTTCTTTATCCCACTCACCGATATAGTCATTGTCTACATCACACAAGGCAAGTGCTTCCTTCTTAGTCACTACACGATGGCTAACAATCTGTTCACCAAGATGTTCTTGGCTAAACTCTTTTGCTTCTTCCATCACTACAGTATCTAATGCCCACTTAGCCTTATCATTACCTTGTTCATCAATACCAACTGGTACTTCAACCATGTAACGAGTACGGAAAGTACTGACAGCTTCAACTAACACCCATTGCTTCTCCTCGGATGCTTTCTTAGTAATACTGAATGACCCGTCTTTATTATCTTTCCATTGCAGTATATCACCAATACTAAATCCTTGTGATTTCATTAGATCATCTGGCAATGGTAGAATCAAATCACCTGTATCTGGATCCTCTTGCAATGTGGCAATCCAAGAGTTATCACCTGTCTTGACCCAACCTGGTTCAAGTTCACTTGGTTCGATTACAGATTGTTTTTTCTTTCCCATGATATTTCCTTAATTAATTAACATACGAACAAGACCAACACTATCAATAGTCACTAACAACATATAATTGGCAATCATACCAAATGATTTGCGAGTATAACTAGCCCAAGCATACATAGCACACCCACTAATCCATATAGGGTAAAGAATAAGTAAGGGTGGGTTAGGTACCGTGAGCGCCATTGTGACCGCACAGCCGACGCTAGTAGCCCAAGCCGTAACTTCAACGACAAAACGAAAAGGATTTGTTGAATAGTCATCTTTAATGTAATTGTAAATGTTAAGCAATATTAAATTCATGTTCTGCAATTACGTTACGCAATACTTCCTCAACCATTTGATTCAATGTGATATCACGCTTATGTGCTTCCATTGACAATTTTAGCATAGTATCATTGTCTAAATCGATTGGCACTTGAATGCGAGTATCAAACTTTTCACCTTTGAACATAGCCGTTGCCTTTTCGATGAAATCTTCTTCTGTTTCCAAATCAATCCACTTTACATCATCCCAAGCTACATTAGGATCAACATTGCGGTCTGCTGCCTCAGTATCATATGACATACGATGTTCTGACGCAATATAACGATAGGGCTTTGGTTCATTAACGCCCCATACACCTGCAACTGCGCTAACAGTTACTTCATAAGCCTTATGTGTTTCTGTATCAAAGACTACATAGCCACACGCATATTCGCTAGTGTAATCAATACTACGGGTATTAGATCCATAGCAATCCCAAAGATAATCACTACCGTCGGTGATTTTATGTTGAAAGAGATTGTTTACTTGTTCAAGATTCATGTTATAGCTCCAGTTAAGATATGTTATTATATACTGTGTTTAGTATATAGTCAATTGAATTGGGTATCATTCATAGTTTAAGCAATGCCCACATTGTAGTCTTTTCTAAATCATTTAGAAATTCTGGATAAACTTGTTTCAGTTCATAATCCATAAGTGTTTTATAACCTTTTTCTTTTTTTGATGTAACCAATTTATCTAAGTCCCAATCTTCACGATCCATTTTAGTTTGTAGTTTATAGCCACGGCGTCCCCAAAAGATTAATACTTTGGGACGGGGGTTAGTTCTGTCTTCCATATAGATAGCACCCCAAACTTTGTCTGAACCGTTCTTATTGTTCCAACCAATAAATTTATAGTCAATCATACTTTTCATACTTCTACAGGTTGGTCGGGGATGTTTTCTGTATCGCCATCTTTAGCAAAAGTAAATCCTAGCCCTAGCATTATTTCAGTCTCTGCTGGTGTACAGTTGCCACGGAAGATAAAAATCCTACGGGTCAGATTGTCTTTAGAGTAATAGATCCTGTAACTCACTCGGGGCACATTTAATTTTTCTGAAAGTATAGCCAACGATATCTCATCACCCCAATCTTCGGTGATAGATTCCCGTTGTTGTTCATACATAAAATCTTTCATTACTTTACTCCGAATGTGTTCAATGCCGGTTGCAATGTGTTAATCAATAGTGTCTCACGCTCATGCGCGGGACGCTTGCCACGAACAACTTCAATCACACCGAATACAAAACGCTCGGCACCACGTTCACGCAATGCACAACTCAAACCCCAATTCTTACGCTCAGTCATGGCCCGTTGCATATGCTTTTGCATACGACGGCGTAGTGTGCGAAACACATTACCTTTGTATGACAATGCAGTAAGACCGATGTAGGTTTCCTGTGTAACTACATCTTGAATGTAGTACAGGACCTGATTACGATCTGTTCTGCGCTTGCGGACGATTTTTGAGTTCATAAGTGTATTATATACCCTAACCCATTTAATGTCAACCGTGGGTTTCTAGCATACCCATAATATACACCCAAAACCATTTATTGTCAAGTGTTATTTTCGGGAATTTCTTTGGGAGTTTCTGTCAGATACTCATAGTTTGTGGTATCTATGTTTTCTCTGAAAATGATAGCCCCGTTCTTTAGATGGAACCTGCGGGCTAGGTTAGTCTTGGGGCTTAATGTTACAAATCTAGTAACGCTAGGATATTGTATTTGAATTCCCTTTACCGCTTGCATAAGCAACTCTCTACCTTTACCACTCTTGTAACTCCAGATAGTATAGAATATTGCAGTAGTAGGTACACTTGAGGTTTTGTGTAAACCTTCAACATCTTCGGGAACGAAATCATGGAAGCTAACACAAACCATTGCTTCTGGTTGTTGTTCTTCGTCGGTTAATGCTGCGACAACTCTACCGTCACTAACTCTAAAATCTTTAGAGATTTCAGGGCGTACAGGGTCATCTTTTATGAAACTTAATAATGTGTGTGAAAGGTCTGTGATGAATTGAAACATGATATTCTTATTTATACGTATATAATAATTATTAAATTAAATCCAAAAAAGTAGGGTCCTAAGACCCTACTATGCTAACTTATCTATATTTTGCCCTGCCCGCATCATTCTGCGGTTTGCCTCTATTCTATGTATTTCATTATCAACTAGGCGTTCTTTAATATGACGGTCATTAACAATAATTTCCCTATGCCGTTCCTCATTACGAACTAATGCATGATGCTGTTGAATTGCAGTTGCTTCCATAGATGCTTTATTCACTGATGACATACCGTGCCCTTTCTTTTATTTATCACATAGTTGGACCGTTTCCGCTTTTAAAGCCAATTGACCCGCCCTCTGCCTCAATGCGTTTGATAACATCTTCAAATAAGATAGGTTTAAAGTCAGTTTGCTCTACACATACACAATGATAGCGAGGATCAACAACTTGTTTAACATATTCACCTGCTGCAGGCCCAGATTTCATTACTCTACCTGAATGTAAGTGTCCGTGAATGTTAACTCCAAAACGACCTAATGATTCAGGATGAATAGGGATATGACTTAAGATCATTCCATTCATCACATGGTATGCTCTTAACTCACGGAAGTATAATCTATATTCATCATCACGGAAGATATCGTGATTGCCACGAATTAAAACTTTATCACCGTTTAACCGAGCCATCGTTGGTAATGCTTTGCGATTGATAACTACATCACCTAAATGATATACTTTATCGTTCGGACGAACAGTATCGTTCCAACGCTTAACCATTTCTTCATCCATCTCAGCTGGATCGGTCCATGGACGAATCTTTGTTACTCCGTCACTCTCTGTAAATCTACACACCCCGGCATGACCAAAGTGTGTGTCCGATACTAAAAATACTGCTGGCATATTATTTCTCCTTCTTTACTCGGCCGATTCTGCTAGCCTTGTTCCAAGTGTATGCTACTCCGTCAGGAGTCTTGCCATCAACTACACTATCAACACCGAATCGTCCTACAATTTCAAACTCGCCACCACTGATGGTAACAAACTCATTCATTAGTTTAGCATGTTCCATGGCCAAATCTAATGAGGTAAACTCTTGTTCTTGTTCTTTTGTTATTACTTTATACACTATGCTATCATCCAATCTATGTCATCATTTACTTCTATGCTTTCACATCCGTCATATTCTACTACACGGAACAATGAGCCTTCTTTTATCCATTCTACTTGCAAGTCATGTAGCCCACCTGTATATATGCCAGGATACTTCAATTCTACATAAGTAGCCAATTCATCATATTGTTTCTTCTCCACAAGTTTTACTATTGCAGGGTCAAACAATATCTCTGGATGGTCTTGATTCCATGTGTACCATCCGGCACCAAACTCAGGGCTGTATAGTACTGCTACTTTTCCGTTTTCACTTAATTTACGCATAGTCATAGTATATCACAATCACTATTTATTGTCAATATGGCAATGCCCGGGAGAACCGGGCATTGTTTGATTCATTGACTGTTACGCCAAATCGTAGCGACTATTCATCACGGCCTTAAGCATAATTGCTTCAGGGCTGAATGCGTCTGGGTCTGCGCCCAATACACTAGCAGCGATTGCTGGACTGAATCCTGACACAAGAGCGGTACCACCCTTGTCAAACTCAACTGGAGCGTTTCCGCTAGCATTCAAGTTCCAGAAAACTACCTTAGGCAAATCGTAACCTGCAGCAGCATACTTACGAGCAATCATTTCCATTGCACTGTCATCATACTTAACGCAGGCGTTAAATTGCATGTCAGAAAAAATCATCAGTGTCTCTGGCATTTCTGCTTGAGAGACCTTGTTCTTAACAGCAGTGTCAAGGATTTGAGTGAACGCACCATGTAGGTTTGTACTCATGCCCCAATCAGAACTGACCATTTGATCAATCTTTTGATTGATTGAACCCTTAAGGTTCAACAACTTTGGCTTGTCGCTGAAAGTCAAGAAGCAGTCCTTGAACTTACCCTTGTTCTTATCAGCAAAATACAATCCCAAGCTAACTGCGATTTCTAGGCAAGTAACTGAACCCTTCTTTCCTGCAATGCAGGTCATAGAGCCACTAACGTCAACTAGAGGCAACACGCTTGAGTCACCAACATAGTTAGGCAATGCATTCCATTGTGCTTCAATAGCATCCAACTCAGTCTTAGACCAAGTGGTTGCTCCGTATCCACTGATACGACCCTTCAACACATCGTGTGGGAAGATTGCGTTAGCATTGATCTTCACACCTGCTTCACCCTTAACCAACTTAGTGATGTACTCGGCATAAGTTGTACCATGACGACCGAAAGCCTTCTTGTAACGACTATGCGCTACACTTGGAACGTGACTGTAGTTGATGTTATCCCAGTCATTAGAACACATTTGTGTTTCAACAACAGTAGTCATACCAACAAGAGTCTTACGATATTGCTTTGGAGTCATGCCGTAGAATTCACGAATTTCAGCCGCAATCACGCCCTTACGTGGAGTCCACTTAGCAGCAAGTCCGTTACTTTGACGCAAGTAGTTACCAAGCAAAGTGTAGGCCTTAGCCTTCATATCCTTAGTTTGGAAAACTAGCAAATCGTCAAAACGACCAAGTTCTGGCACCTTAGTGATAAGACGAGCAGCATCAGCTGGGTTAGTTTTTTCCAAGTGCAACATAACTTGACGGAACAATTCACGTTCACCTGCGCCACCACGAACATCACGTGCCCATTGGACGATACGCAGTGCTAGGTCTGCATTTTCTACATAAGCCGCAGTGAATTGCGGGATGATGTTCTTACCACGGCTTGCACCGATGTTGTAGAACAAATCAACACATGCGTTACTGGTTGATTCACGAGCCTTCATACCATTAGTGGTACGAGCCTCTTGGTTTAGTATTGCGTTTGCGAATTGCATAGTTTTCTCCTTTCTGTGTGTATTGTATGCAACAGGGTGCTGTTTTGCTTCATTTCAAGTAAAGTTTATTTTATTTGCTGGAAGCACCCTAATATAAAAAACAGGATCGTTTTGTACTTTTTGTTTCTAGTGAGAAAATCCAAACTCACCTAGATAGTCTGTGAAGTTATCTCTGACCATCAGTTACAGTTATTGTTTAAATTGCTGAACCGATCCTTTAATCTTTCAATACGTGTATTATACAACAACATCCAGTTGTTGTATATGTATTTTGGGTAAATATGTATTACTTAAGCAGGTAATAATATTCTTGGTTGTCTACCCTGGTGAGCAGGGATAGTTATTTGATGTTCGCCGCTATATTGAGGGAAATACTCAATGTGATCGTTTACAAATTGTTCGTAAAGATCCTCTATCTCATCAATATTAGTTATTATTTCTTTATCTTTGTAATTTTCTGAAAATTTAGAAGTGCCTAAACTAATTATTTTTTTTGGTATACCATTAAACATGTCCATCATTTTAGCCGGAGCCATTTGAAATTGCTCATAATATATGACCGGAATATCTGGAAAATATTCATTGATTAATTTACGTTCTTCTACATACGTATTTAAATAATCTAAAATAGCATTAATATTTAATTTACCACGTTTTAATTTTCTTTTTTTGATACTAGTCGGATCCTGATTATGAAAGTCTTTAGTATCCATACTCATAAAAACTGACAAAATAGAATATAGTACATCTGCACGTTCCTGTCTGATAAATTGAATATCGGTGCGGTCTTTTAATTTTGTTAAAATATCCGGGCCGCGTTCATAAAAACTATGAACCAACACTGTAAGAATAGAATATTCTTTAATTTCACTTAATTGAGTTAATGTGTTTAAATTTTTATATGTTCTTAATGTCAAATCATCGTTTGACATATCTATGCCAGGGGGTGTTTTAACATCCGAGTGAAGCCATTTTACAATTTTGTTATTTTTTATTTCTATGTCAACTGTGTTTATATAATGATTTAATAACTCACCGGCATTATTATAACCTAATAATTCACACAAATAATTTCTTAATACCGTTGACCCCGATCTAGGTTGGAATATAAACGCAATATGTTTGTTTGGTTCAATATTAACTTTGTTCATCACATTAATTTAGTAACAATAAAGATAAAGACAGTTACAATCATATTTTGAGAAAGAGCAGCAAATAGAACTATAGCCGCAGCTAAAGCAATACCCCGAGTAACATTGGAATTGTAATGTTATATCAATCAGTGGATCGCCGGGGGGCAAGTTATCTGCATTAAAATTTGTGCCTACGTGAACCAACAATATATTGTTGTTATAGGTAGACCCATCTAGTTGTGTTATTTTTATTTCAACTGTCTGTGTTTCAACCCCACTGACATCTACTACATCAATGGTAGGAGAATAATACATAAAATTATTTATAACAGTAACTCCCTCTGGCAGGGTAGTTAAAAACTCATAGGAAGCTGTTGATTCTGTTATGAATATCCTAGTTGTAGAAGACTGCCCTGTTTTAGCAACAATTTTTACCGGGGTTGTAATATTGTTTGGGTTTTCGTTATATATACGAGGCAAATCGGCATATGTGCAAATTTTATTAACAGAGTTACTATACTTGGGATCTGTCAAATCTAATAAACCAGTTCGACCAACCTGTTGTATTAAATTACATTGAATAATACTGTTACTGTCACGTAGGTGTGGTAATATATCTTTGTCATTGGTTAAAGATTGACTTAGGTTATACACAAATTGAGCAGAATATATTGCAGCAGCAGCACTGGTGCCATTGGTATATCCATATTGTGCATCGGTTAATGTAGCGCAATATATATTTTCACCAGGCGCCCAAGCATCTAATGCGCCATGGTTTACTGTACTTTGTGTCAAACTGGTATCCGATGGTCCAGTATAATCAGAAAAATTACACGGTGCAAAATTTGAATTATATGCTCCAATTGTCATAACACCTGACATTGAAGCCGGGGTAACATCTGCTATTGGGTGTCCGGAATTTCCAGCAGATGCAACAACTATAACTCCCATATTAATTAAATTTTGTATTTTTTGCTCAATATATGTATTCTTTTGAATACTCCAACTTAAGTTAACTACTGCAAATGGATTACTGGACGTTGTATAGTCGGTAATTATTGCATCAAACGCAGAAAGCATATCACTTTGTCTAGTTGGAACATTTTTATCAAATATTTTGACTACTTTTATTGTAGAATCAGTTAAACCGCATGTGTTGCCTACCATTAAACTAGCCAACGCAGTACCATGTCCTGCAGTGTCAGTAAAATTATTAGTAAACGAATACAACAATTCTACATCTTTGCCAGTGAATTCAGGGTGTGTTATGTCGATTCCGCTATCTACTACATAGATAGCTGTGTCTTTGCCATATCTTGGTATAGTTATAGAATCCTTTGACAAATCTAAAGACATTAAAGAATATATTTTCCACCAATTTTGAGTATCCGAAATATTTATTGAAATGTCGTTATCATGCTGTAATTGTTGTACAGGTATTGCTTCTAGCAATTTGCAACTAGTAGCATCATCTAATGTTACAATTTCAACAATATCAGTCAAAGGAGGCACACTAGCCGAACTTACATGATACACATTTTTTAAATTTTGAAAATTCTTCAAAATTGTGCAGCCGTTAGTTTCCAAATATGATAGTATTTCACTTTCGGTAATTTGATCTTTAAAATCAATTAAATAATTTAACATTTTTTTTCCTTTGTTAGTTTTCTGACGGCATATAGTAATTATGCGTAATAGTATTATTTATCCCATATGGGTACCTAAATAACAAATCCATCACCCTTTTACTTTGAGCATCGATGTATTTAAGTCTGTGCTGTATACTTATTCTATCTTTATATTGATCGTAATGATCTTTTACACGCTCAAATCCATTTTGTTTTTTAATCGGTATTATCTCAAACTCATTTTTTATATATCTATCAAATTTACTGGGTGTATTTGGTAGGAACCCATATGCTAGTTTTGGTTGATGTAGAAAGAAAAATGGAATTAGTTGTCTAATTGAATTAGTTTCTTTTAAAAAAAGACTATAACGATGCATAGACAAAAGTATCCAATTGATTACCCCTATGTGTGCCTGTGCAGGATCTGTAATAAAATTACCCGAAAAAAGTATAGTACCGGCTTTTACTAATTCGGTCATTTTAATATAAGTTGATATTTGCGGGCTACCACAATCAAACTTAGTTGCAATGTTATGGTGATCGTTTTCTAAAAAATCAATAATGTCAAAGTCATAATATTGAACATCAATCTTGTTTTTTTCAACAAATTGATATAAGGTCACAAGATCATGTTCATTAAAAAAAATACCAGATGATACATATCTAATAGACACTACATTGAATGGAACACCAGATAATTTCCATGCCCACAACATAGCTTGACTATCTTCACCTCCACTACACATTAATGTATAGGGTGCAGGATAAGTTTTTGTAATTGATTCTATTGCTAGAAATGCCGCGTCAATAGTGGATATTTTTTCTACAGCAGGAGTATGTTCTCTATAATCAATATGTATTATATCATGTTTTTGTTTAGTTTTTGAAAAGGTTTTACCCCATCCATATTTTATCCAATTGTCGTGTCCCAAACTCCACATTATTGTTTATCATCCAATACAATGGCATTCCATTTTTCAATTGGGCAGGATGCCCTTACCAATTTGGTTTTTGCAGGTATAAAACAACCACACTTTGAACATAGATTTACTGATTCTATCCTATGGGGACAAGAATTACAAATATTCATTCTGTGTTCTCGTATATCATCTGATACTACAATGCGACCGGACTTCTTTGTCAAAAGATCCAGTTTGTTTTTTAATGTTTCTAGCATATAGCAACCTTTTAAATATTCATAGTATGATATATTTATCTCAAATCAATTTACGTTTTTAATAACATGAATTCTTCATATGATTCTTTTACTGATTTTACTTTTATAGAAAGTTTCCCGGTTGTAGTTCCAATTATCAATCCTTCACAAAAAGTATTAAACGCCAACGTATATCGTATATTTTTAATATCCGTGTGAGTAGAAATGCTATGCATTAAATTGGAAGGAAATATTAATAATTTCCCCGCTGTAGGTTCAGATAAGAATATATCTTTGGTTTTTTTAGCATCAATTATATGTGAAGTATTTCCAAAATTTAAAAAGTTATCCATTATTTTTGTTGCATCATTTTGAGGGAAAAAATTAGTAAATGATGCGGGGTGAGTTGTTAGGTATAGTAACCCACTGTAAACAGACACACTATGATAGTGAAGTGTCTTGGTGTGTTGTCCAAATTTCATTTTATTCAACCAAGACTCATTAATAGTTAATTTTGTTCCAGGTATGGTATCTTCAACCACTTCACTGATACAGGCATCAAACCAGTTGAAAAGTTCTGTGTTGTAATATGAAACTTGCCGATCATTATCTAAATGCCCTAATTGTGGAATTGATTGTAAACTGATACTATCGGTTTGCTCTATTACATCAGATGGCATCCTAGGAGACCAAATAATTTTATCAGAGGTTGAAACTTCTTCGTAGATTTGATTGAGTAAAATTGAATCACAATGAAACTCATAGATATGAGTGCCAATAGGTATTTTTTTCATAAAATTATCTTAATTGTTTTAGGTATTCTCTACCCACTAATCCTTTTTCAATTTCCATTAATGCAACTACTGATGGTCCTGCACTAGTGGGTTTATCTAGTTTAGACTTGTGACCGCGCTTGAGTTCCCTAACCCTAGCACAAGCGATTAGGACCATTTCAAAACGATTACCAATCATATCAGCAGCCTCTTGGCTAGTGTATCTTGCTCTGCTTTCAGTCATACTATCTCCTAGTTAAAGATGCTATTATACAATACATTTTACTACAATACAACTATGTTTGGGTAAAAGTATCATTAAGTTTGCCATTGATTAAATATCAAATATGATTATCACTATATCATTTGACAACATTTATCAAATTTGGAATACTCAACTTTGGCCTAGTAGAGAAAGCGCCATCGAAACTCATAGTGCTATGAATTTTTTGGGAGGATATGATATAAAAAATATGATATCCAATCCTACTTTCTTTGCATATAAATTAGATAACAAAATAGTAGGTGTTAACAGTGGACATATGTGCCATGATAACTCTTATCGTTCTAGGGGGTTATTTGTGTTTCCAGAATATAGAAAACAAGGCATAGGAAAAATCCTATTGCTTGCTACTATTGATAAGGGAATAAATGAGGGTGCTGCTTATATTTGGAGTTACCCTAAACAATCTAGTTGGCCCACTTATGAAAGTGCAGGATTTACTCTTGCTTCATTGTGGGAAACTAGTGAATTAGATATTAATGCCTATTGTAAATTTATCGTTTGATGCCATAAAAATACAAATCATAGTGTGCATTATCTACACTAAACTCACATTCACTAAACATATCATCAAGTGGGATAATTTTTCTGAAATCTTCTTCAGTTAAATTTTTGTAATATTCCCATCCTTTAGTTGTAGTCAATGGACTATCTTGTGGGCTAGTACGTGTCGTACCATGCTCGGCTCTGCCAGTAGTAGCACATGACATAAACACTAGACCATTTGATTTAGTCATTCTGTGCATATTGTAAAATGTTTCTACCCAATATGGGTTATGTTCAAAACATTCACAACTAGCTACAGTGTCATATGTTTGTAGAAGATGGTCTAATTTTTGACCTTCACAAACAAAATCAACATCAACACCTGGACCAACATCAATACCCAAGTAATCACACTCAGTAAAGAATTGCCGTATTGAACCATTGATATTAAGACTACCTACCTCTAACACTTTTTTGTTAGAGAATTGTTCAGGGAATTTTAATACCAAACTTTGAATGAAATCAAATTGTTGTTGATGTGCCATACTTTATTTATTCTTTGGAGCGGGTAGCGAGAATCGAACTCGCAAATTAACTTTGGCAAAGTCATAGGTTACCATTACATCATACCCGCATTATCTTGGTACCTCGTTGGAGAATTGAACTCCCGTATCCACCGTGTAAGGATGGCGTTCTACCATTAAACTACCGAGGCAAAATTCTTACGCTGTGCGTTGAATCAAATGATAACCGAATTGTGTTTGTACTGGGCCACTAACTTGACCAACATCACTACCAAACGCAACATCTTCAAAAGGCTTTACCATTTGTCCACGCTGAAAACTTCCTAAATCACCACCATTCTGTCCACTAGGACACTTGCTGTGAATCTTTGCTAGTGCTGAAAAATCTTCACCCATTGAAATCTTTTCCTTTAATGTAACCGCTTCGTTCAATGATTGAACTAAAATATGTTTTGCTCTTACTTGCATTGTTTATCTCCTTGTTCTGCATTATACTGTGCTTGTTCTACCTTGTCAAATGCTTCTTGCTCATTTTGGTCATCCTCAATTTCTTGCTTAGAAGGCTTACGAAATATCTTATCAAAGTTATATCCAAATGTATTTTGACTTACACTATATGGTCTTGGGCTACTACCTTTACTCATAACAACTTCCTTTCAATGGTCTCCAGTGTGGGATTTGAACTCACATTATTCCTCGTCCCAAACGAGGTGCCATAACCAGATTAGGCGAACCGGAGTTTATTCTTTACTCTTTCTAATTTTCATTCCAACCATTGTGCCAAAGAAGGCACCAAACGCTGCCGGAATCAATAACATATGATTAGTAGTATACTCTATAACTGCTGAACAAGCAACTAAAAATACTAAAACTGACCAGCAACTTGCCCTCAATACTTTATCTTCAGTTACCGCTTTAAGGTAATATGTATAAAAGATATCGGTAAAAAAGATAGCAAAGAAGGTATAGATATAATCAATCATATGTGTTATTGGATGCGGAGGATGGATTTGAACCAACGATCTCTAGCTTATGAGACTAGTGGGGACGACCAGACTCCCCTACCCCGCGTAATTATTTATCGTATTTTTGGTGCGTGATAAAAGATTTGAACTTTTGACCTCTACCGTGTCGGGGTAGC